ACTGGATTTCAGACGGAATGAAGTTAGCAAGACCACCGTTAGCGATTGTACCTGCGATAGTCGGCTTAATGAAGGAGACCTTAGTACCGGCAACAGAAACTTCGTCAAGAGCCTTAGACATGTCTGTCAAAGTCTTGAAGTTTGCGGAACCGACAACTACCTGGAATGCCTTGTTGATAGTCTTTTCGATAGCGTCCTTTTCAACAGAACGAGCGAGCTTGATGCCACGAGGCTTAGCAATTTCGTTTGTGAAGGATTCGATATCAGTTAATTTGTTCCATGCATCAAGTTCGATGGAGGTATTCTTGTTTTCAAGAGTTACAGGAACAGTGTATTCAGTTACAGTATCAGGAGAGGCTTCGAGACCGTCATGTACTTCACCCGGATCGGTGATATAAATGTCGTAAGTCTTACCATATTTCTTGCCTTCAAGTTCACCCTGAGACATGTAGGATTTAGCCTTCTTCAAATACGGAAGGTTATCATAAACTTCGCCAGCGACGAGTTTAACTTTGTGGTTGTTGGAAAATTCATTTCCGAGATTCTTATCTGCCATAATTTGTTTCCTTTATGAAATTAATGTGTTCTGAGGTAGTTCAAAATAGATTCGTCCGAATCGAAAATGCTACCGGGTTTTGTTTCAGCTCCGATTCCGGGTTTTCCGATAACCGGTACTGCTGGTTTATTTACTTCGCTACGTAAACGGTTTTCCAGATCTCTAATCATGAACTGTCTGTCCATTTCCGTTACGCCTTCGTTGAACATCTTTTCAACTTCCTGAGGATTAGTGGCAAATTCGTAGATAATCTTCGGTCCGAGGTCAGAACGCATAATATACTGCGCCACGTCCTTGTCTGAATCAATCAATTCTCCTAAGCCATTCTGTAATGCGGTTGCTACAGCGTCTTTATACTGTTTTTCCGCTTCAGGTGTCTTAAACAGTTTCTTGACATTATCATCCTGACGTGCCTTGTAGGCCTGGACTTCTTGATCCTGACGACTTTGTTCCTGATATCTCTGTTGATATTCTTGGAGCTTCTGATTCCACATGTTATCGAATCTCTGCTGTACCAAGGCATCAATATAGCTATCGTCGTCCTGGAATTGTCCTCTGTTCAACGGTGCATACTTATCGGGATTTTCAAGTTTATCCAGTCTCTGTAACAGTTGATTATACTGTTCCTGAAGCTGGCTATATTGATTTTCATACTTAGCACGTTGCTTACCGAGCTGTTTTCTGAAAGAATATGCTGCTTGTTCTTCCTTGGAGTATGTCTTCCTCGGTTGTCCCTTTTCAACCACATTACTTTCTTCGGAAACCGTTTGCTGGGCGGATTCTTCAGCGGGGGTCTCAATCTGTGAATTCTCTGTGCCTTCAGCCTCGGTTACAGGGCTTTCACTGATATCAATCTCATCTTCATTCATAAATTTTTATTCCTGTAGCTACTTTAGGCGAGCCATTGCCTTTGTTTATATTTATAAAAGTGTTTGTCAATCCATGTAAACTGACTGTCTAGCCTTACGTTCCATCACTATTCCCCTAGGCATATCTGTCATCGAGAACGTCAATGCAAATGCATCGGCTGAGTCAGGTGAACGTTTCAATATAAGTCTAATATCTTCCTTCTTGATTAACTGAACCTTGTCATGTGGTGAAAGTTCGTATCTGGTAGACTTGAGTTCTTCCTTCATCTGGTCGTCGATACCGCTTATCCCGTGTTCTGAAATGTATCTCTTCGCGGCTACATACATCTCAGCTCTCTTGTTCAGGTAAGCCGGATCTTCAGCAGCGCCTCCAAATGGTATAAGGTAAGTAAATGTCTTATATTCTGAATCCATAAGCAGTTCATAAAGACCCTGACCGTAAGCCATGTCTATTGCAATATGTGAAAAATTGCTTGCACCGTATTCATGTATAATCATCTTTATGTCTGCAAACAAATCCTTTGCGGAAGCTATTGTCTTCCTTATAACTTTTACTATGGAATTACCTTTTCTTACTACGATACAGTTACAGTCCTTTCCGTAGCCTGCACAGTCGACTCCTATAGCCAGGCATGTTCCACTATTAGGTGCATTCTCAAGAAGTTCATCGGTAAAAAGAATCCCTGAGTTATTGTCTTCACATTCTACGCCTTCGAATTCTCGCAACCACTGTTCTTCGGAAAGACAGGTTTTCTTCATCAAGGCTATTTCTTCAGGCTTGATTAATTTGTTGTCTGAAGTCCTTGCAGAAATTACCCTTACGTTCCTGTCCTTGATAAATGCCGTAACCCAGTTAGCTGGTCTAGGAGTAGAACACATGATAATTCTAGGAGGTTCTTCAAGGTTTCTCTGACAGTAAGCCAATACTTCGTAAAGGTTAGGAGGTGCAAGGCATACTTCGTCCAGAATAGAAAGCTGAATCTTTGAGAAACCACGAACTGAATCCATGTTTGAATATGAAGAGAAGTATATTACACCAGTGGCACCGTATGTAATCTTCATCGAAACCTTATGGACTTCGAAAGCATCGGGTGGCAATATCTCGTGAAGTCTCTGTATACATTCAGCCATGATAACTTCTGTCAATGCACGATAGTCCTGGGCCATAATAAGGACTCTCTGTCCTTTCAACAAGGCTATAACGGCGATCAAAGAAGCAATAAAACTTTTACCACTTCCTCGACCAGCCCTAAGATAGACCATATCGTCTGTGCACGTCAGAAGTTCTTTCTGATGCTTGAATAACTTGTAATGAATATCCATTACGCCTCGTCTATGACTATGTTAATAGAAGTATCGGCTTTAACATCGGCTTCTACAGCCTGTTCGACCTTTTCAGAATACTTGTTCTTCCATCTTCTCTTGAGGAGTTCGATATACTGTAGCTTACCTTGAGTGTAGTATTTGAAGGATAGCATATTCATAGCCTGTGAACGCATATCGTGATACCATTCGATACATTCGTCGAGAAGTTCCTGTGTCTCTTCACCTATATTCATGTGGAATGTATGATATGTCCAGATGTCCTTACAGTCTTTCCTGACCTGAAGGTTTTTAGGAAAATATGACTGTATTCGCATCATGAAGGTAGCAAACTGCTTAGGAGAAATCTTTTCGCCAACCATCCTGTCTTCGGCACCTGAATTGATAAGTGCAAAGGTTATACCAGTAGGACAGTAGCCCTTGTCGTCATATTCCATATCGCCCATTCCGTCGACAACAACGACCGGTTTTTTAAAGTTTTCCAAGAGAAACTTCATCTGTGCATGACGCTTCTTCATTCTGATGATATGTGTTCCGCCAGCCATTTTAGAATCCTCCATTCATTCTGAGTTTCTCGATAGCTATAGCTATCTGCTTCAGTAATTCCTTTATCTCTTTGATATCTTCCTTATAATCGTCCTTTAATTTTAAAGCCTGTGGAGTTTCCTCTTTTGTCTCCACAGGCGCTTTTTCTTTCGCAATCTTTTTCATAATCATGTCCTGTGTGCATTAGAACGGCACATTCGCCATGACTTATTTATGATTTACTTCCATTCAGACGGTATTTGAGCAAGTTCTGCGGCACTGACGCTATTCTTTAATACTTTACTGTTAAATGTATAAATCGTTTTCATAAAATCTCCTTATTTAAGTGGTAATGTAATAACTGCACTTGGAGCGTAGCACTTTGCAGTAGCAATCAAGGCCTCAGGATGTGCTGTTATACCTCTTGCATCAGATACTCCTCTCCATAATTTAGCTGTAGAATTATAATCACTTGGAGCACTGGTTACAATAATTGGACTACTGTATACAAACGATATACTATTTGCATTAGGCTTAGCACTATTAATTGTGAAATATGCCCAACCAGTGTAGTGAACATCGTTTGCTGTGCCATATGTTTTATATCCATCATCACCAGAAATAATAGGCGGATTATTAACGCCAGAAAAGCCAGATAAGAATATATGATTACCATATGGATTTACAACATCTAATACATAGCCAGTAGCAGTAAATGTAAAGTTAGCCGATGCAGATACACTCGTCACATTAGGCATAGTAAATGAATTGCCAGCAATTGGATCACCATTAATTGTAATCGTACCTAATTCATAACCTTCGTCACTTACAGAAGTCAAATTGACTGTATCGCCCATATATGCTGCAGTCGGACCAGTCAATGTTCCATTATCAGTATTAAGATAAGTTA